TTTGATTGGAAATTTAATAGAATGAACCGATTTATGGGGTTTAATAGATATGGTTATAACCGTGGTTATTACAGCAATGGTTGGGGGTATTCTTCTATATGGAATAGAAACCAAATGTGGAACGATTGGGTATGGGGTTATCCATACAGTAATGGGATGGGATGGTCTTACAGTTGGAATAACAATAGTTGGAATAGTCCTTATGGATGGAATGGATGGGGTAATGGATATGGATATAATGCATGGCACCAAATTTATGGTAGACAACAAAATGTAGCTAATGTAAGTGGCAGAAGAATGTCATTATCAGATAGACAAGGTTTTGCTGCTATAGGCAACTCAAGAATAGCAACAACTGTAACAAATAACAGGGTATTAAATAATAACACTAGAATTATACCTAAACCAGTTAATACTGCTATAAACAACGTAGTAAAAATAATTAAACCTATTAGAAATAGTATTCCGGTTTATAAGAACCCTAATAGAGTAATAAAAAATAACAATAATAGCAATAATAACAGTACTCCGCGTATTTATAACAGACCACCCGTGAATAACAACAATAACTCATCAAGATCAACGGTTAATGTAGTTAAACGTAGTAGTAATTCACGAGGGGGCAATTCTAACAGAAAAAATTAATATTTATAAATAAAAATATACATAATGGACAACTTTGATTTACAAAAATACCTAGCAGAAGGTAGAATTCATTCGGATTCTAACCTACTTACCGAAAAAAAGGATAAGAAAGCTAAAAAACAAGGCGATAACGATGAACTAGATGATTCTTTAGGAGCTAAAAATGGCAAGAAGAAACAAGACATGAAACAACGTCGTGCTGATTCTGAAAACGAAGAAAAATCTAAAGGAAAAAGAAAATATTCTGGTGATAAGTCTAAGGACAAAGTCAACGAAAAACAAGATTCTAAAAAAGGAAACGAAAGCGAACAAAAACGTATGGAAGGTGCTATCAAGGATGATAGAGACCATATCAAAGGTCTTAAAAAAGACATTGAAGATAACGAACGTAAACTTGCTAGACTTAAAAAAGATTACAAGAGAGATGTAATTAAAGAGGAAGAAATAGATGAATCAGCAATAGCTGTAGCAGCAGGAGTTGCTTCTATTTTTGGTGGTGCCGTAGCAGCAGACAAAGCTATGGATGCCCTTGAAGCTGGAAAACTAGGTGAAAAAGGAAAAGCGTTTGCTAAATTCTTAAGACAAGCTGGATCAGCAGCAGGAGATGTTACTCAAGTTAGAGAAGAAGATGTAGAAGAAGGATACGGTAAGCCAATGTATGATGAAGATGATACAGATGCTAAAAATGAAAGCAAAAAGGGAAGAATGAAAGTATCTGAACTTAAAGCAAAGATTAGAGAAGATATTTTATCTACATTAAATGAAGATGAAGATGTAGATGTAGATGTTGACTTCGAAGATGAAGTAAATATTGACGCTGAAGGTGATGATATAGAAATCGAAAGACCAGCTGTTAAAGCAAAGGTTAACGTTGGATTATCTCCAGAAGAAGAAATTATTCAAGATTCTTTAAAAGCAGCAATGGATGCAGCTAATGCTTTAGGAAATGATAAATTAGCTGATCAAGTTGGAAATACCATTACTTTCTTTACAAGAGAATATGTAGTTGGTGATAGAAACGATTAATACATGCTTAACGAGCGTAAACTTACGGAAAGGGAACTAGACCATCGCGAAGTTGTCCTTCAAAACTTGTTGAAAAACAAAAGGAACCTAGTTAAACGATATGGTAAGGATGCCGAAAAAGTAATGTATGGAATAGCAACTAAAAAAGCTAAAACTAAAGTCGAAGGCATGAATAAAGAACAAATTAAAGAACTTATTAGAACAAGATTAGAAGGAATAGATTCTTCTCCTAGATCTAATACAGATGATATAGATTCAAACAAATCTTACTCCTCAGGTGCCGACTACGGATCTGAAGTATCAGCAACATCTAAAGAAGATAGTGTTGAACAAGGTGAAACACAACCATTACATTATAGCTTAGAAGAGGATGGTACACCTCAAAATAA